ATGAAAAGATTGTTTATCGTAATACTCATCATGTTATGCACTTCATGCACATCTCATCACTATTCATGGATGGATAAAGCTTTTGTTGGTTATGTTGATAACCAGGCTGTTGTTTTATTCGATGCTGGTATTCGTAATGGAGTGCAGTACTACAGACCGCAGTTTCAATCTGAGTGTCATTTTAACAAGGCGTACATAGACGAACAGTCCAGTACTGGATGTGTGATAAACGAGGCTCGCATAACTGACTTGCATCCATACTACCAGCATGTAGGGCGTGTTGGGAAAAGTGTCAGTACTCAGTTTAATCATGAGTTCATGGAAGGGGTGAATAGTTCGTTACATATCAATGATGATTTATAAATTAAAAATGGTAGTACTATCACAGTACTACCATTTCAATTAGAATTGTTACTTATTAACTTTATCCAACATTTCAATTATTAATTTCTTGGTTTCGATAGAACATAAGGCGACGTAAGTCTCTTCATCCTGAGCGTCAATCTTATCTATGCGATTGCTTAACTGATTAATGAATTCGTTACTCTTAACTAATTTAATAACTGAATCGGCAAATTCATCTTTTTTCTTTTGAGAATATATAGAGGGAACCAATGAACTAACAGCAACCGCAGTACCATGCCATTGTTTAGGCGTTACCGCTTCATCAGTGGCTGTTTTCAAATCCTCGGCATTTTTATTTTTGAAGAAACGCTTAAATACAAAAGATAACGTATCAATGACTGCATTAATAATTTGATTTTGAACTGATTCTGGTAGTTTAGTAAACAACTCGAAGAACTTAATAATAAAACTCAACATAGAGTGAACTCCTGATGTTTGTAGTTAATCGAGACTACCACGAATCATTCTGACTTTCCATGCAGAATAATGTTTTTTCGCGTAGGTTCTCCTATGTTCGACGAAGATCGCGAGGTTTCGGCAGCCCGTTATTTTTTGTATATATTTAAAAATCATTCCCCACCTCACCTCAGTATAAATAGTACTGGAGGTGTTCTATGACAACAAAAACAGTTAGTGCCAGAAAATTGGCAAGAGATTATGGTTACGACCAGAAGACAGTACTCGCATGGATTACTCGCGGTATGCCGAATGACACAGAAGAGAATGCCAGGAACTGGATTATTGAAAACATTCTCAGACCACTACGTGAAACAGATCTCAATGAGCAGATTCAGCGTGAACGCCTGAGAAAACTACAGGCTGAGGCAGATCTTGCGGAGGCAGAGGTACGGGTCAAAACGGGTGAACTGATGGAAGCCAGTACTGTAGAGCGTGAACTGTCGCAGTACTTCAAAGCGATGCGTGATTATCTGCGTACATTACCAAACAGAGTACACCACGAGATACACGAGCAAGCTGATGCACTTGCAGTGAAACGGATTTTACTGAAACGCATTGATGAAATTCTTAATGAGATAGGAACAATGACAATGGAAGGAACGTTCACGGATGAACATATCGACAGTACTGAAACGAACAGTACGAAACCTGATCCCACCGATAAAATATAAACCCTCTGAATGGGCAGAAAAGAATTTAGTACTTCCAGATGGTGCCGCAGCCGGACAGAAAATCAAACTGTACTCATTCCAGCGTGAAATGCTGGATATTATTGAAGATACCAGATACAAGAAAATCATTTATAAGACGAGTGCTCAAATCGCAAAAACGACAATATTGAATTCGGCATTATTCTACTGGATGAGTACTGACAGTTCTAATATCGGTATTGCTCAATCATCACTGGCAGAACTGAAACAATGGAAATCAGGAAAAATAGATAAAACCATTGATGCTGTTCCAGTACTAAAAGATCTTGTAACAGATAAGAATGATAAGACAAAAGCAAACAATCAAAACCAGATTGAATTGCGTGATGGGAACTTTCTGTACTTCATGACGCTTGGTAGTGCAAAGGCACTCAGGGGTAAAACATTAAAACGAATTATTCTGGATGAGATATCAGCCATTGATCAGAATACGGATGAGGGGAATCCAATTCGATTAGCGGAACAACGTGCTACCGATTTCGGACAGGAAGCGAAGATATTAATTTCAAGTACTCCAACTTTCTCAGGGGATGCAATCGATGTTGAGTACCAGAACAGTGATCAACGGGAGTATTTCTGTAGATGTCCGCACTGCGAGCATGAACATACCTTAAAGTGGGAAAATGTAAAGTTTGATTGGCGAAAGGTCGGACGGCGTGATCTCCCTGACAGCAGTACTGCCAGATTACTCTGTCCTGAATGTCATACTGAAATAACAGAAGCACAACGTGTACGAATGGTTGCGTGTGGTCGTTGGGTTGCCACCAATCCCCAGGTAACTGATACCGCCGGATTCTATATTAACCGTCTGTACTCACCGAACAGTACCATTCAGGCCATCGCAAAAGAATTTGAAATGGCATGGTATGAATATAATTACCAGTCGTTCTATAACACAGTACTCGGCCTGCATTATTCAGAGTTCCAGGATGAACTTGATGATCTCCAGCTCGAAGCACTGAGGGATGAATCATTTGATTTAACCCATATACCTGATTCAGTACTAGGAATTGTCATTGGTTGTGACCAACAACTAGACAGGTTAGAAGCTCAGGTACTTGGATTCAATGAATCAGAGCTATTCGTTCTCGGTTATCGGTACTTCTACTCACCCAACTGTGAGATTAAAGGGGCAAAGGCATATACCGATCTCGCTGTATTCTGTCAGCAGAAGTTCAGAACGGTATCCGGTCGTACAGTGCCTGTACTCAAAGTTGCGGTTGACAGTGGAAACGGCAGAGCGACACAGACAGTACATTCATTCTGTCAGGCGTATAAACGATTCGAGGCAATCAAGGGTAGCAGTAGTACCAATGGTCCGTTATTCAAGTCCAGTACATCTGAGGGACGTCAGTTCTACATGCTCAATGTACATGAGGGTAAGAACTGGGTACGTTCATTACTGAATAACGCCTTGTCAGAAAAGAACGACGCACCGTTAAAGATACGGTTTGCTCATGATCTCCCTGATGACTATTTCGACCAGTTAACCTCGGAAACACTGGAACGTTCTGGTACGTGGTTTCGCTGGAAGTGTATACCCGGCAGACGTAACGAAGCCCTGGACACACTAGTGTACTCACTGGCAATGATGAAACTTGCCCTTTCAAAATTGGGTACTCAGCCGTTCAAAAAATTACGTGAATATAAGCAAACAACACGTGAAGAAACCGTACTTCCAGTACAGCCACCATCAGAGATTAAAACGAATAAATACTCCAGAACTAATACTACGCTCGGAAAATCATGGTTCGGAGGATAAATGAAAGACAAGATTTATATTGGTGAGGTGCTATATGAAGTACTCCCGGCCAATACAGTTATTAAAATCGGGAACAGTACCCAAACGCTATATGAATATAAAAATGAAAATGCCGATGATGTAACGGCATTAATCGATACGAAAAATTTTACATCAGGGTACTATACCGTAGTAATAAATACAGACGGGAACATGCGTATCAGTAATATAACAGTTATTGATCCGATGGCACAAACCAACAGATTATCAGAACTGCAAAAACAACTTGATGATATCAATGTCATCATCAGTGCACGTATAAATAATGATAATTCACAACTGACAATTAATAACAAGACACTAATTCATGAGGATTTAAATACACTCATGAACCTTAAAAATTCAATCACCAGTCAGGTAAATGAATTAAAACGTAAAATGAAAAATGGCAGTACTGGATTTTTTAAATCAACAATACATTGCCGCTAAAACAGGAGCACATGGAATGTGGCCTTTTAATACACGGCAGACTCATCCACAACCGGAACTGCCACAATCAAAACCAGCCAGAAAGAACAGAACGCATAACAGTACTTCGGAATTCAAAAGTGAAGCCCGTTCTTTAACAGGATTGCCTACACGCATTCTCGGTACATACGGTACGGGTGTTCAGAACGTTAATATCAATGCAGTGCTGCGACAGTCACTGACAGCATTACGTGATGCATCCCGTTCTCTGACGCTACAGAACCCCTATGCCCGCCGTTACGTACAGATGAGTTCAAATGCTGTAGCCGGTGCTGACGGGATCACTGTCAGGCCAGCCCCGATAATGGGTGAACAGACGAATCAGGAACTGGCGGATCGTCTGGAGAAATTGTTCTATGAGTGGGCTTCTGATGCCTCACGTTTTTCGCTGGATGGTACTCTCTCATTCGATATATTTCAGGCACTTGTAGAACGTACACGAGCTACCGATGGTGAATGTTTTATTCGTATCCATCCGGGACGGGAACTACAGATATCAGTCATAGATGCGGCCCGTATTCCAAGTACCAAAAATGAACTACTCAATAACGGTTCCTATATCAGTAATGGTATTGAACGTGATCGTAACGGGAAAGTACTGGCTTACCATGTAGCAGATATCAACCCACTCAATTACACGGTTAATGCTTCCAGTACTGAACGTGTTCCGGCAGATGAGATCCTTCATTACTTCGTACCAGAGTATGCAGGGCAGGAACGAGGATTCCCTGACTGTATCAGCGTGTTTAAAACGCTTGAAGACTTTAATAGCTATAACGAAGCGGCAGTTATTCAGAAGAAAATAGCCAGTTCGGCTATGGGTTTTGTCACTAACAGTGATACCACGCAGGATGAACTACTCGATACTGAATCTGAACCACGTGAACACATTGAGTACTTTGAACCTGGAACCATAAAAGAGTTACAGCCTGGTCAGAACATTCAGACACTGAATCCGACCGCAGGCACGGACAAGATAACCGAATTCAGTGATGCAGTACTCACCACTATCAGTACTGGTCTGGGTGTACCCAAATCTATGCTTACTGGTGACACCCAAAACGCATCATTCAGTGCTGCGAAAATGGCAGATCGGATATCACGGGAAGGTTTTAAAACCCGCAGTAATTTACTCATCAGTAAAGTACTCAGACCGATCTACCGCGAGTTTATTAAACGACTGATGGTGACAGAAATGAATAATCTGTCATTTGTGGATTTTGAAAACATTGCAAATTGTACCTTTATAACAGTTAAACCCATCAGTCTCGATCCAGTGAAAGATGCTCAGTACGAGCAGGTACTTTTAAACATGGGTGTTAAATCTCGTTCTCAGATAATCCGTGATTTAGGCATGGAGCCACAACATGTATTTGAAGAACTGGAAATGGAGAAAGGAATAAATACAACAACAAATAATGAACAGGGAAGTTCAGATGGAAATAAACAAAACACAGAAACGGGAGATGACACTAACGAGTGAAAATAGTCTCTCAGATAATGACAGTACTACTGTCCTGTTAGCATTCAGTTCTGAAACGCCAGTGACTCGTAATATTGGTGGTCAGGAATACAATGAAATCCTTCTTCACGGTACTGAGAATGTTTTACTGGACCGTTTAAATTCCGGTGCTGCCTTATTATTCAATCATAATATGGATGCTCATATCGGAACTATTGAATCAGCAACTATCGATTCAGACCGTGTGGGACGTGCATTAGTTCGTTTCAGTTCTGTAGGTTTAGGTGCTGAAAAATATGCGATGGTGCAGGAGCGTACATTACAGAAGGTTTCAGTAGGGTACTCAATTCTGGATTATCAAATTGCCGGGAATGATTTACTTATTACTCAATGGGAACCTTATGAAATCAGCATGGTTACAGTACCCGCAGATAATGAAGTTGGTATCGGTCGGGCATTAGAAAATAATACGGATGATGAACAGGAATCCAGCACTGAACTAACAGAAACAAATACTGAACAGGAATCCAGTACTGAAATAACAGAAACAAATGCTGAACAGGAATCCAGTACTGAAACAGAAGAATCAATAAATACAGAGTCTGAACCAGAACAGGATGTTCAGGAAGACGAACGTATAAATGAAATAAACGCCATTTCACGTGCGTTTAATACAGCCGATTCCATTCGTGATGAGGCAATTAAATCTGGTTTATCCATTGATGGATTTAAACGCCAGGTCATGAATAAAAATACAACTATCAAGGAAGATAAAAAAATGGAATTTTCTCTAAACGCATTGATGCGTAATATGCTCGATGGAAAAAATACAGATGCACAGTACGGTAAAAATGGTGTCATCATCAGTAATGCTGATTTCATTCGTGCTGGTGTGACAACCACGACAGCGAAAGATGTTATTCATACTGATGTACTGTACGGTTCATTTATTGATGTACTACGTGCAAACAGTGTATTAAAAAACTTTCCGGTACAGATGTACACTGGTTTAACCTCAGAAATCGCATTACCAAAACTATCCGGTGATTTCACTAAAACCTTCGATTTCATTGCGGAGAATGGCGTATCACCAGAAGTTGACGCGAATTTCGAATCAGTACTGATGAAACCACGTACTTTCACGGGTTCAGTACCGTTATCACGTACAGTCGTGAAATCCTGTCCTCAGATTGAACAGATTGTTTCTCAGGCTATTGTTGCGGGTTCCGCAGAACGTCTTGAAACCATCATTATGAAAGCGGTAGTAGATGCAGCTATTGCAGCAGGTCATGTTAAAACCGTCACTGCCTACGATTATGACAGTATCGTTGAAGCACAGGGTGAACTTGGTGATGAGGGTGTAAACTTCGGTAATATCAGTGCTGTTATGTCCCCATCTACTAAAGCGACGCTACGTACTACATTACGTGGTACAAATACCGCCGCAGTGTATTTGTTTGATGACGGTGATCTCTGTGGTGTACCTGCCTATGACAGTAAAGTACTGGCTGGTGCGGGTGACTTCGTGATCCTCGGTGACTTTTCAAAACTGGCGATTGCTCAATGGGGTGACAGTTTAGAACTCGATATGGATGATACAACTAATCGTAATCGTGGTTCTGTTATTGCTCGTGTGTGGGCTGATATTGACTTTGCACTCACCAATCCAGAAGCATTCCGTGTAATTAAAATCGGTTCATAATATATGAGAGCATTTAAACCATCACAATGTGATGTGTTCATAAATGCTTTTGGTGAAACAGTACAAACAGAAGCGGGAACCACTTTCAGGGCCATTCTTGAAATGGTTCCCGTAACTGTATCCAGCGGTAGTGGTGCTTTCATCGAATCATATGAAACATATTGCACGGTAAAAAAATCAGATATCAGTACCGTCACTATCGGTTCAGTACTGCTTATTCGGGACGTAAAATACACAGTCTATAACATTGTCGATGACCTGTCCGGTTTAGTGGATATCTATTACCGCACTTTGGAAGGACAACACTTCGCGGAGGACTATTAATGTCACAGCTAATCGTCAATGTACGCCAAACAATGAAGAAACTGATTAACAGTACAAAAAATCTCAAAACATCACGTGACAGTGATATTTTTGAAGAAATTGTATTCAACTTTAGTAAACAGAGTATTAATTTCGGTACTAATCAGCGTTATCAGGCAAACATTACTGTTCAGTATCTGGTTTCACCGAATCCGACAAATGGCAGTACTGCCCCTTCACTCACATATGATGAAATAATTACAGTATTTGATGAACAGAAAGGGCAGGCTTTCCGGGATAATAATTTAGTTTTGATAGGTTATTCATATGAGCAGGGTGACATAGTTACCGATCCTACAACGGGTTCAGTAAGTCTGGCTTTTACAATAAATATCATAGTAATCGAAAAACAATAACAAGGATTTACTATGACAGACATATATACAGGTTTAAATTTTAAATTATATGTCAATAGTGACACGGGTAATACATCCCCACAGGGGGCGGGTAATCTTCTTATTAATGAAATTGCCGCATTTCCAGTACTGAAAATTAATTCCAGTACACAGTCTATTGAAACATATGATAGTGAATATGAAACAAAACTCATGGCAGAGCAGGGAATAGATCCCTTTAGCATTGTTGTGAATTACATACCGGATGATGAATCACATCAGTACCTGGATCAAATGGGCGAATCTGGACAGGAATTTCAGGTTGTACTCAATTACAGACAAAGTGAAGGTACTATTGATTATGCAATCGTGAATGGTTCCATTACGGCGTCAATTATTAATGGTGATAAGGATTCAGTACTGACAAAAACCTATACATTTACACCAGAAGATGTCATTGCACGTTCAACAACGATTAATGCATTAGTCGCTGTTTTCCAGGGCGACTATGGCATCGGATCGAATGGTGTAGACGTACCACAGTACATAGCAGACGTACCCACAGGTAACAGTTTTATCAAGGTTCCTGCCAATCAGGATGGTAATCCAGTGGGTGCTGATATGCTTGGAATTGGTCTGGTGGATGTAAACTCAGTATGTTCACTGGCAATCAGTAAAAGTGGAGCACTCGCGATTTATGCGAAGAATGCCTCTACTGCCTGGTCCCGCATACTGACAGCGACACAGATCGCAGGGCAGTATGTGCCGATGAGCAGAACTATCAATGGCTATTCGCTCAGTACTGACGTGTCGTTATCAAAGGCCGATGTTGGCTTGAGTACTGTCACCAATGATCCACAATTGAAGATCGCTGCGAACCTCTCAGATGTGGCTAATGCCAGTACTGCCAGAACTAATCTTGACGTATACAGTAAGGCTGAAACAACTGCTAAGTATGTCGATAAAACTACAACCGTTAACGACCATCCATTATCGGGTAATGTCGTAATCACTAAGGCCGATGTTGGCTTGAGTACTGTAACCAATGATCCACAGTTGAAGATTGCTGCGAACCTCTCTGATGTCGCTAATGTCAGTACTGCCAGAAGTAACTTAGGCCTGGGTAATGTAACCAATGATGCTCAGTTAAAAATTGCAAGTAATCTTGCGGATGTGGCAAATGTCAGTACTGCAAGAGCTAATTTAGGTCTTGGGACAGCCGCTCAATTTAACGTTGGTAACAGTGGTAATACTGTACCAGTATTGGGTAATAGTAATACATGGAAATCAACTCAGGTTTTTGAAAGCGTACTATATGCGAATTCAGGTCTTGAAGTTGGATTTTTGGATAAGTCAACTACGCAAATTATCGATTTTCATACCTCTGGCAATAATATTGATTACGATTCACGAATATATGCCTTTGGTGGAAATACATCAGTAGGTAATGGCGTTATTGGGTTTTCTGCGAGTGAAGTTAATATTCCAGTATTAAATTTAACAACTCCGCTTTCAATCATCAGTGGTGGTACTGGTGCAAATACAGTAGCAGGAGCACGTGCAAATTTAGGTTTGGGAAATTCATCAGTATTGAATATTGGTACTGTTGCCAATACAGTTGCAGCAGGTAATGACGCACGGTTAAATACAATTAATGGTAAAACTGGCGGTACTGTCATCGGTGATATCAAAGCAACAATTGATTCTGGTACTTCTGGATCTAACGTTGACGCAGGAAAATTTATATCTGGTTATAACGGTTTTTTGACTCCGCACTATACATATCTAACCCATCGTTATGATGATAATTTTGGTTCATATGCATATATTGCACTCGTTCCCGGTACTACAGCACAATTTTTTAGGTTTCTCAGCGATGGTAGATTTATGTCTCCAAAACTCGAATCTTCTGATACATTAACTGTTTATGGGCGATCAACACTTAATGGTTCAGTTACAGCCGGGAGTGTTTTTCTTAGTGATAACAGCGTCACTCCACAGGGTTTACACCTTAACTGGAATAGTGTGGCTGGTAGTGGTTCATCATATTTAATTAATAATCAGGGGTTAGGCAATCCTGGGGGATTTATCTTTGCTAATGTTGCACAAAATGGTGCTGAAACCGGACGTGTTACATTCACAAAAAATGGTGATATTGTTGCTAATGGAAATTTAGTATCAGGTACGTCAACGTTCTATACCACTGCAAATATCGCCGGGCCAACCTGGAATCATTCAGGTACATCCGATTTGGTCACTTTTCTCGCTAAATCCTATGCACCGATTTCAGATCGTCGTATTAAAACAGATATCGTACCCATTACGGTTGAAGACGCAATCAGCGAAGTGAAATCATGGAAAACGTATGATTATAAATTCACTTACGGAAAAATCGGGCATGGTGTAATTGCTGATGAAGTTAATAAAAAATATATTGCTGAAACAAATCTCACAATTGACGATATTGATAATGTATTACAGGTTGATCAGCTTGGAATGTTAATGGCTAATGTTCCTCCAGTACTGCAATACTTATTAGATAAGATAGACAACCTTCAAAATGAAATTTCAGAACTAAAAATTAATAAATAAGGGAAAGGAATTCCCATAAACTTATATAAGGATATAAAATGGCAATGGATATTTTTTCTGGTGCTAACCTCGCTGTTAGTATTGGTACGGCTGGGCCTACAGTTGCAACTGATTTTCAGGTTGTACCGGAAGTTGGTGTATTCACTACATCAGGATTTGAAAGTACTGTAATCGATGTGGTCACTTTTAATAGTGCATACAATCGTAAACTTTTAGGTACCAAATCAATCCCCGATATTGAATTAACTGTTAACTACTTACCTGACAATACAGTTCATAAATTACTTGAAACCCTTGCTGACGAGCAGAAACGCTGTCAGGTAAAGATTGAGTATTTTAATGACTCAACACATACCGATGGTTTCTACGTAATCTATACATGCTTTGTGTCAAGTACTACCCTGGCTGGTGATAAAGATGCAGTCGTAACCAAAGCATTCAACCTCGCGGTTGATGGTGCGTCAATTCAGGCTGGTATTTTACCAACAGCATAATAGCGAATTAATAAATAAGGTAAGGAAATAATCCTTACCTTTTTTTATGGAAATAATAATATGAACATTGAACAATTAAAACAAAAATTAAAACCTGCCCTACATACTTTTGAAATTGAAACGGGTATTACCGTACAGATTCATCGTCCGACACAACGTGATCTACCGGAATGTAAATCACTTGAGAGTACTTTAGTCCTGTGCGTTAAAGATGAAAATGGTGATCCTGTTTTCAGTACAGAAGATGTGGAGGGGCGTATTAACGTTAATAGTATCGATTTTAAAATGGCAAATAAAATCTATATGGGAATTATGGATCTTGTCTCTGCTGATAAAGTCGATGAAATTGAAAAAAAGTAAGAAAAGATCAGTACCTGAATTACTTTTGTAAAATGGTGAATAAACGGGGTCTGAGCCCTGATGAATTTAATAATTTAGATCCTGACGTACTCGAAGCATTAATGGTATATGACGCATATATTGAACCTTCTGGTACTAAAATTGATATGTTATTTCATGCTCATCGCTGTTATTCAGAGGCAATTTCAAATCCAAATCTCACTGAGTCATTTCGAAAAGGTTTGAAAATTACTGATTTCGATTTTCTACAGATTATAGATGGTGAAAACCTCACGACTAAAGAACGTCATGAACGTCATTTAGAGAAGATAAAAGAGAAACAAGCCAATGATATTTCATCACTTGGAGAGCAAATAAGGAAAATTGCTTTGGGGAAAAATAATGGCAAATAATAATGATATTAGAGTTACGCTGGATGGTGATATTACTCCATTACAAAGAGCATTAAGACGAGGCACTCAATCACTTGATGAATTTGGTTCTCAAAGTGGCGGTATTGTTGAAGAGTTTACCAGTACGCTAAGTGGTGGCATGGGTAAAGCCGGATTAGCCTTTACTGGTCTCGCTGGTACAGTCGCTGTAGCGGGAGCGGGTATTGCATTAACATTTTCACGTGTAATGGACAGTGCTGAAAAATCTTTCGAAGTATTTCAGGCAGCCAGTCTGAGTCTGACGAGTCTGAGTCAGATTCAGCAAATGGCGAATATGTACGCAAAAGTCGGTCTTACTATGGAGAACGTAGCAGATCAGCAAAAAGATCTGAAAGACAAATTGCAGGATGGATTATTCAATGCTGGCGGTAGTATGTATACCGATGTCATTAAACCATTGAGTCTGAATATTGTCGAATTACAAAAAATGGCGGCAGCAGGTGATGATGTATTCGCAAAAATTTACTTTGCTGCAAAAGCACAGGGCTATAGTGCTCAACAACTGGTGAACATGTCTGAGACAATCGGTAATGATATGACAAAAAGATTACCAGTACTGAGTCAGTACAATTCAGAACAGGAATACCAGATTGCATTAAACAAACAAACCGTTCAGTTAACGGATGAACAAAGTGCATCATTTGAAAAGTACCGCGATTCTACTAATAATTTATCAAATGCATGGGAGAAATGGAACTATGCAGTACTGGCTCCAATAGCAGACAGATTAGCTGATATTCTTGACCTGATGACCAGTATTATTAATAGTGCTCCGGTTTCTAATTCTGCCTATGCAACCAGTCAGGAAGGTATTAAACAGGTCGAGGAATACCAAAAGGGTTTTCAGAATGAACTACTGAGAAATTCATCAATCTATGGTGCTCAGTTGGCAGCAGATCAACAACAGGCAATTGATTCAGCCAAAAAGAAGAGCGAAGAATTAAAAAAATATACCAGTGATGTTAATGACAATATGTCAAAGGCATTTAAACCAGCAACTGATGGTAGTGATGCGAATACATTAAAAAATGCAATGAAGCCATTGCAAACTTCACGACAGAAGATCCTGGATCAACTTAGTGATTTAAAAACACAAGACTCACAAATGAAGGATGCAATCAAGAAGTCTTTATATTCTGCCTATCATGGCAGTACTTCTGAAATGAATACAGCATTAGAGCAATGGAATGCTGGTGTAAAAGAAAAACGTGAAAATCTGAACAAACAACTCAATAAAGATGCTGAGGATGCCAGAAAGAAAGCCGAAGAAGCAGCGAAAAAAGCAGCAGCAGAAGCTAAGGCACGTGCGGATAAAGAAATTGCGGCACGTAAGGTTCTGAACAAGGCGATTTCAGATATGACCATTGATAGTAATGCCCGCCAGTTGGCAGAATTCGACAGGCAACAGGATGAATTAGTCAAAGCAATCAATGCCAGTGCGAAAACTCTTGGACTATCCAAGAATGAACTGGAACAGTACCTGAATAATCAAAAGGTAAGTGCAGCAGCAAAACGTACTGAAATGGTTAATCAGATGATTGGTTATCAAGATCCTAATAAATCATTGAGAGATACAAACAATCTTATTGAGAGTGGTAATCTCAATGACCAGCAAAAAACGTTTCTCGCTGATCAACAGAATGAACGTACTAATGGTGATAATCCATTTGCCTATGACAACACGGCACAATTACAGAAAGATAATACTGATGCAATGAACCTCGAACTTGCTCAGAATGATATGTTATTGAAAGGCCATGAAGACTATGAGAAACGTAAAGCAGAGATAACTGCAAAATATAATGCTAAAGCTATTGATATCAGTTACCAGCATTCACAGGCTGAACTGAGTATTTTTAGTGATGCCGCAAAAAGTCTTTCTGGTGCGATGGTTGCCGCATTTGGTGAGAGTTCAGGTGCAGCCAAAGCCGCATTCATGGTCAGTCGCGGGATTACAATCGCACAGACAGTACTGTCAATTCAGTCAGCACTGGCACAGGCACTGGCCCAACCGTTTCCGGCATCATTAGCGAGTTACGCGAAAGTACTCTCACTCGGTATGAGTATCATCAGTACTGCAAAAGGTGCTTCATCAGGTCAGTTTCATGGCGGTGTTGATGAACTCCCAGCAAGCTACGATAACAAGTCTTTCGTACTGAAAGCGGGTGAACGTGTAGTACAGCCAGAAGCGAACAAGAAATTGACATCTTTCCTTGATAATCAGGAGAAGAGTAACAGTACTGGTGGTGATATCACAATCAATGCTCCGCTTATCGTACAGGGTGATGTATCGGGTAGTGATGCCAAATTCAATGAAATGCTAAAGAAACACGCTAATAATGTAAATCAGGCAGTACGTACAGCACAGAGAAGAAATACTTAATGATAAATACCCTAAAACAAAGGGTATTTTTATGGCAACGTTTTCAAATAAAATAAAAATCAATAATGTCCAGTTAAAGAGTACTGAACCGATGTACTCTAACAAATCATGGACAGGTCAACGGATTATTCGCAGTACTGGGATTCAGTATTATCAAATTTCATTTCAATTAACGTTTAATGTTAAAGACCGAAATGAAGTCATGAAATTTATTGCAGAGCATTCGCAGGGCAAACCTTTCATGCTTTCTTTAGGCCATATGGGTGTCTATCAGGGAGTACAGACAGGTGCATTAGAGAGCCAGTCAATAGCAACTAAAGGTACTCGGATTGTCAGTACAAATGCCAATTCAATGGCAGTAGGTGAACTGATTCAGTTTCAGAATCATAATAAAATTTACCGAATCATTGACCGTACTGATACCTCATTAACGCTGTTCCCCGCATTACAGAATACCGTGCAGATTAATGAACCCATTACTTATAACAATCTCATAATTGAGGCAGTACTAGATCCTGATAATGATTACACGATGGGTATCACTAATGTCATGAACCTTCAACTCAAGGCGACGGAGAATATCACATAATGAATGAAATTATATTAACGAATGTACAGCTATTAAAGTACTGGAATCTCGTTCGCGGCGGTAATAAAACAAAATTGACGATAACTGAACTTATGTCATTGGGTGTTCATGTGATCTGCTTTGATGTAATTCCAAAGGGATACAGTGCCTTTCACTGGACTGATGGACTAATAGATATTGTATTGAATGGGAATAATTATATTAGTTTTCCAGATATAGTGACTGATTCATTACCATCGTTCAGTGAACAGAAAGGCATTAGCAATGACGCTATCAATATGAAAATCAGTAATGTTAATACATCAGTACGACAACTTGCACTTGGTGGATTTCTCAAGGATGCACAGATGAATATTACGTTAGCCATTCTGAATCCGTTTGACAGTACAGTACTGTATTCAATGCTCATGTTCAGTGGTTTTATTGACTATATCCAGGCTGTAGCAGAACCAAATGATATGAAAAATGAAATGACTGTCTATATAAACTCAGTATATAAAAAACTGGACAGACAACCTCCAATGATTGCCGCAAATTCTGTATATCAGTCATATTACCCATCAGATGCGTATTTTAGTTTGTTGGGACAGGTTAATCAAAATCAGACATGGAAATACAAATAATGAATTTACATAATCAATTAATGGACATTATTCAATACGCGATAGATAACCCCCATAAACTTTGTGATAACGACTGCAACATGACAGTACTGAAAGTAATTGACCTCTTCGCTGGTACTACATTCTCTGACAGGAAATATAAAACTATCAAAGCGGGTATTAAGGGTTTAAATGATGAAGGTTGGGAACATACTGGTCATATAGTACAGACCTATTGTGATGAGGTTATGCATACCATTGATGGCGATATCTGGTTAGATCCAGATAATCCCCTGATTATGGGTGTGATTGTATCGGGTCGCCTGTTGGGAATCGATGATAAGCATAAAAACTTTCAGTTAATACAAAAACCCACGGATGGGAAATATTACAGAGTAAGGAAACAACAATGGGTAAGAGTTTAGGCGGGTTTTTCTCCGCAGTTATCACGGGCGTAATAGTAGCAGCGGCGGTGTACTTCTCTGGTGGTACAGCATTAGCGGCTATTGGATGGGGTGCTGCCAGTGCCGCCGTAAGCCTGGTTGCTACATCAATGTTAAGTCAGTTAGGAGTACAGAACTATGGGGATGTTGCAGACAGTCTGAGTAGATCGACGTCACCCACGACCGGACTACCAGTACTGTACGGTGGTCAGTTACCCCATAAGAACGGTATCAGTGGGGGAGCATTCATACTGGTCGGTTCTATTGTTGCCTGGTACAACATCCCGGATGGAAGTTCACAGTACCTGTTCAGTGAACAGGCTGTGTGTATGGCAGGTGTTCAGAGACATATTGAACAAATCTATATCGATAATGAACCTGTCATTGCAGTACCGATCACATCAGATGGTGTAGTACCAAAGGCGAGTATTGCCAGTAAATATCGGGACATACTACAGCTCGAAGTACGTTTTGGTGGTGATTACACTACGACAAAAACACTGGCTAAACAGTATGCCGGGCCGAAATGGACAGATAAATTTCTTGGTAAGGGTGTTGTCAGCATTTCAGTAGTTATCAAGAAAACACAGGATTCTCTGGAAAATAATCTTCTCGTTAATGATCAGTTCGCATTAACTGCTGAAATGAAAGGTATGGAAATCTATGATTTCAGTACTGGTACTAAATTCGCTACCAGTAATCCCCCATCAATCATTTATGATTACTTAACAAATACAGAATATGGGATGGGGATTGAACCAGCATTAATTAATACTGATACATTTTATGAGACAGCCGCATATTGTAATCAGATGGAATATTATGCAAATGGTTCAATGAGCTATTCCAATACATATAAACAGAACATTGAGGATGTACTGCAATCCTTCGGTGGGATCATATATGTACATGCTGGTCAGATTTGCATGACTACAGACCGTAAAACACTGTCAGTTGCATCATTTGATGAATCAAACATGTTTGGTCAGGTACAGATTAGTACATCAGGGAGTACTGACTATTTTAATACCATCGATGCGAAATATACGAATCCATTATCAATGTACACAACTGATGTATTGCGTATTCCATCAGATATCAGTTCTGATGAAGCCATCAGGACAGATGGACAGGTTATCACGCTGAGTCGGGATTATTCATGGGTCTATGATACCGATACATTATCTCGCATGGTGAACAATGAAGTACTCAAGGCAAAGTACAGTTTGCGTACTATTACCTTTACAACAAGTGAAGGGTGGGACTTGAAAGTATGGGATGCCATAAATGTCAGCAATGAAGAACTGGCAATTAACGGAAAATTTAAGGTATTGTCAAAGGATGTTGCAACGAAGCAGGACAGTGTAGGTTATGTAACCATCACTGCTGTTGAATATCCTGATGCGATATTTGATGGGATTGATCCGGGCGTATGGTCGCCATCGGGTTCAATGCAGTTTCCAGCATTAACTGTTCTACCACCAACGAATTTACAGGTATCTCGAAAGGGAAATATCAGTACTGGTTCAGTAGTCACCATGTCATGGACTGGAAGTGTTGATCCAAACCTTCGTGGTTACTATGTGTATTATAAATTGAGCACATCCAATGTCTGGAGTTATGCAGGGAGTACAAATAAATTAAAAACAGATTATGAAATATTCAACCTAAGCGACACTGGCACTTATGATTTCTCAGTCGTTGCATTCAATAACATCGGATTAATCAGTCAACGACTAACCCTTAATGGTATTATACCGGGGTATAATTTTCTTTTGCCTGCAATCACAGGACTGAAACTTATTAACAGTACTGAATCTGCATATATTACTGATCAGACAGATTTCAATCTGCGTTGGGATAATCAGAAATCATTAATAGTCAACGGTCGTTCATTTACGGAATATTTTAAGTATTACATCGTTAATATCTATAATGGTAATACCCTCATTGATACATTCTATACTCAGGACAGTAGTTTTAATTATACCTTTGTTCTTAACAGTCGGAAAATTCGCAAACCTACAATTGGTATTATTGCACAAGGTTATCTTGCCTCTACATACAGTCAGGAAGTGAGAATAACAGTCGAGAATAAACAAATGCCACTGGTGCAGGGTGTTACCATATCGGGTGGATTTGGTAATCTCTTTGTATCATGGACTCCAAATGAACTACCGGATTATGCGGGTGCTGAGTTTGTGATCACATCAGGCAATACGGTTCGTACATTCATTTCAAATAAGCCCGCATTTGATTCTGTACCTAATATCGTTGATGGTACATATAAAGTTAAAATGGGTCTTTTTGATATGTTCGGTACGGATGGTATTCAGTACAGTACTGAACAGACGATACAGATTAATTCACGTTATCAATTCACTGCGGATGATGCGGTACAGATTGAAAGTGTTATTAATTTACAGAATAAGCTTGATACAACCTTATCCAGTGCAGTTAATCAGAGTACAACATATACCAATACTCGCGTGGATACACTGAAAAATACAGTTGATGGTAATACTGCAAAAATCACTACATTGAATCAGACCGTTGTAGATAACAATTCCGCACAAACACAGGCGATTACACAGCTCAAGGCCAGTACTGATAATCAAATTGCGGGTGTTAACCAACAAATGACTGCAAAAGCAGATAAAAGTACTGTAGATGCATCTTACACACTTTCTGCAAATGCGAATGGTGTTGTATCGGGTATTCGACTTGTTGCGAGTCAGGGGACTGTAAATAATAGTGCTATCTATTTTGTTGCTGATAAATTATTAGTTGCTCCATCAGCGGGTGCAACAGTTGGTGCGGTAGCTCCGTTTGCTATTGTTGGAAACACAACGTATCTCAATAACGCCATTATACAGTCTGGCTCATTAGGTACAGCTTATATTGCCGACGCTGCTATAACCAATTTAAAGCTTTCTCAGGGAAGCGTAAATTCACTAAATGTGATTGACGGGGCAATTACTAACGCAAAAATAGGCCAGTACATTCAGAGTAATAATTATGTGCCTAACAGTACCGGATGGTTAATGGATAAGGCAGGTAATTTATATATTAATGGTGCTGGCGGTACTGGACGAATGACAATCAGTAACAACCTCATTCAGATATTTGATAACAATGGTACGTTACGTGTACGAATGGGATTATGGTAATAGGGAAATAAAAATGGCACAGGGTTTACAATGTTGGGATGCAACGGGAACATTAACCGTTGATCTCAATGATTACAATATGCGTTTTATGGGTACTGTCAGTCTGGCAGTATCAGCAGGAATTACAACATGGAGCATACCATTTCCATCAATGCGTCCCAATGGATGGTTGGCAGTACTACGAACTAATATGCCGTGGAATGATTATTACTGTATTCCCGGTACTGATGCTTTTACAGTTCAGTACTTACCAACTAGTGGTACTTATCCAACTACGCTCTATTTTGACGTATATAAATTCGATGTTTAAGGTGGGATGATGGCAGGTTTTCAACTTTATAATTCAGCGGGAGCGTTAACAATTGACTCTGAGAATAAATCCGTTGTGATGAGTACTGTAAAAGCGATGGGTGCATTGTCTGATATTGGTTTTTCACGAATTGTTAGCGATTTTGGTAATGGTAGTACGTTGGGTGCATTACCATATCCGTTTTTCCCCGAAAGTGGGCTAAAGTGGTTTCAGTTTTTTACCGATGGTAGTTACTGTTTTCCAGGAGCGAGTATGTATGAACAGGGTACAGGACGCTTTATGATATGTAGTAATACAACGCCTATTCAATCTGGATATCTGGATGTTTTTGATCCAGCCGGTAATCTCATTTGGAGTGCGGCAAGTGCCGGTACTATGCCTCGTATATCAGATTTCTTTACAGTTCCACCATCGCATGATTTGAAAACCACTCTAACTGTTAATACTGCTATTGCTAATCCGTGGATTTGCATCAGTCAATGTCCTGGTAATTACAGTACTGATGGCACTACGTCTGGATATTCAGGCATTGTGATTAGACGCAATAGTAGTACATCATTCTCGATTCAGTACATCAACAGGTTACAAAAAACATATCAACAGGCGATGGGTGGTAATGGAATCCGTATTGCCTTAGCCAGTTTTACTGGATATTAAATATAAATACTAATATTAGAATAATAAGGTGTTAAAAATGGACATTGGAACAATTGCAGCCTGTGTAGTTGCTGTATGTACTCTTTTGTGGACGATCTATCGGGATAACAGTACTGATACTAGTGATCTATTAGATAGAATGGGAAATGTAGAGACTGAAATTGCATTACAGAAAAGTAATATTTCACGACTTGAAGCAGAACAGGATGAGATGAAGAAATCATTGAAGAATCTGGAAGATCAGATTCATCAACTCGATTTAAAAATTGAACGTATCTTAACGATTCTGGAAAATGAAAAAGGGGCATAATGCCCCTTATTTATTTGTTAGTTAATTGTCGAATCATATCATCTACACGGTTGGGTGTTTGTCGATACCAAAGACTGTCTTTAGCTTGTACGATTGCTTCCCTGTAGTTTTTTGCCTTTAAGGCTGTCATCATTCTTTTGAATTTCTTTACACCATTAATGCCTAACTGAAATGTCATGATGATCAGAAAATCATTCCAGTCATCAGGCACACTCAATCCCAATGACTGTACCTCCAAAATAACATTCGCGAGATCTCGTGATAACAGTTTATTCGCTTCTTTTTCTGTTATGCCATCACTAAAATTTTCACTTTTCAGTACTAAATGACCGCAGCCGATCGTTAGTTTTCCCAATGAATCCTTATACGGGTAAAACTTCCCATTCCTGAAATAATTCATTTTAGTTTGATACTCTTTAGTACCTTCGTATATCCATAATCTGACTTTTAAATCCATAAATATTCCTATAGTAATTGTTATATTGGAATATTTATGGAATGGAAATACACAACAGACTGGAGTGAAGAAGAATTAACAAATGGTAGCTATTGTGGATTCGTTTACTTATTTGAGTTTGAGGACGGCTCTACGTATATCGGTAGTAAACAGATGTACAAAAGAGTGAAAGACATTAAAAAATTAAAAATTGATTCAATTGAAAATGGATGGCGTGAGTACACATCAAGTTCAAAAATAGTTAATCAAAAAATTACTGATGGTGAACAGTACAGAAAAACTATCCTGTGGGCATTTCCAACAATGCGGGAGACTCTATTGATTGAGGCAGCATTGATACTATATGAGGGATTAAAACCTCAGTGTCTGAATTTATCACTGATGCATAAGGCACGTTTACCCGTAGGCAAAGATAAAAAACGACTTCATGGAATATTGCAGGAATTACTATCCTGGTTAAATTAAGGAAAAGAGATGAGTAGTATAAGTGGTATAAGGAATGTACAGAGATACATTAACAGTACGGGACAGGATTTAGGCCGTAATTTTCAGAAAGAAATCATTAATCGTACTCGGATATTGTCAAAGAATTTACAGACTGGTATTACCAACTCGGTTGATCGTGGTGCGGTTCCATTCACTAATCGTGCTGTTATGTTTACCTATCAAAAAACCAGTACTGGTGTCATCTGTGAAATCTTCGTTAAGAAACTACAGGCGAAGTACTTATATAACGTTCTCGTAAAGGAAGAAACTGTACGTAAGTTTGTACCCACCAGTTCAGCACGATTAACGAAACAGGGTAACATTTCTGGTCTGTATACAAACCTCAAGAAAGGCCGTTATAAAATCGTCAGGCAGGGTAATAAAGAACGTCTGATAGATACGAACGTTAAGAACAAAAAGAACAAGACGAAACGTGTAATTGGTCTACGTGAAGATAAGAGGCGTAGGATCATCTATGACTTCTATAAAGAAGCCAATAATGGAACACGTTTAGTAATTAGTGGTATTAAAGGAACTTTGAGGGTAACAAGTGGATGATATTTGATAAACATTATGGTGAACAAACCGCATATATAACAATGAATGGTATTGAACCCTTCGCTAACAGTACTCCAATTGATATTTGTTTTCTTGGTAAGAAATTTAAGAAAGTACTAACCGCTAACGATATCAAATGTGGTAGTTACATGAATGTGGCATATGAGAAGCCACAACAATTTCAGGAAGGTTCAGTACTGAAATGGAAATTAAGAACTGATGAAACATCAGTGTACTTGATAGAAGAGAAAAAGTTATTTGTAAAAGGCAAACACTTTTGGGTGTATTGTGTGGGGATCATGGAATGATGAATGTACTGATTGATTTGATTAAAAGTGGAATTGATTTCTTCATCAAGAAGAAAACGCTTGAACAAGAAGTAACGAAAACTAATGCAGAAGGGCAGATGGAAGTAAACAAGGAAGAAATTGAGAAAACCTCATTTCACTGGCGAAATTTTTTAGGTTTCGTATTGAGTTTGATAATCCTCTATAACTGGATCATAGTTCCAGTACTTGATGCATTTGGGATTGTAGTGATTCAAGCTCCATTGGGACAGTTGTTACAGGTACTATTGATTATGGTTGGTGGTAGTTAAAAAGCCCCTTAAGGGGCTTTTTTTATGGTTGTAATAATAGTAATGGCGTCATCATTTTCTCTTAATATTGAAAAACTTTCTTTCTCCAAAACCCTAATTTTTGGTTTTATTATATGCTTGTGCTTTAAGTAAGCAGATGCAACCATTCCTATGATTAGTAAAACTAACGTCGAAATGATGGTTACTTGTTCTCGTGGTTTTAAACTGCTTTCATCTACTTTACATGCTATTGATATAATAGATGTTATTGCCACGGCAACACTGAATACTACTAATAGATCCACAGGTGGCTTATTTTCACGATCAATTGATGTGAGGTTTTTAAAAAAATCAAATCCGGAAAGACCGGTTAGTATGAAAGCTATTACTGTTAATGCTATGTTTACATTGAATTGATTTGCAGCAAAAAGATAAAGTACAAAAAAAATAAATGACAATATTACAGTGGAAACAAATGGAATATTTTTAAATTTGCTTCTTTTCATAAATCCCCCGCCTTATTTTTAAAATGGATATTTTATGCCAAGAATCATTAAAAGGGAATCCATTAAGCACAGTAAATTGATAGTTTTATTCATTCAGATAAGCAATTAACACATAATTACAAAGAGTTCATGTCCAACAACTACAGGAGGAATAATATTGCTACGACAAGTAATTAAGGAACAAACCAATATATAATACCTATGTTAAACTTAATTGAGTACATGATGATTGGAAAGAGGGTACAACAATAGTCAGTATAGATTAGAGAAAGTGCATTACAGTACTCACTAAACCGATTTTATGATGTTGATTCCTAAGGATCATGGATAATACTGTATGTTGTAAATATGCTTCTCTAAGTTATTGTTAATTAATATAAAAATAAAACTGTAGATTAGCTGTGCTTACCACGATAATGTCACTACTTTTCACCTCTGAGGATATTCATCACTATCACATGATGAGTCAACACAAGGGGAGTGAGCT